AATGTTGCTTGCTGTTGACGAGCGCGTTCATCAGCGTAGTTTTGATATGCCAGTTGTCCAGCAGTACCAGTAAGACTATTAGCCAATGTGCTTGCGGCTTGGCCTTCTAGCGCACTCATTGAGCCTGAGCCATAACGACCAGCCTTAGAAGCGTTAGAAGTTACACCACCGATAGCGGTATTAAACGCATTGGTAGCGGCTTGAGCAGCAGGCTGAAAAGCACCCTGAAAGAAAGGATTTCCACCAAGATAGTCGCCTTGGATAGTGCCGTACAGTTGATTTTGAGCAGCACCTAACAAAGGACTACCCGCAGAAGCACGAGCTTGCATTGCCTGCAAAGCTGTATTAGTAGCATCAGACGGGCCTACATAAGTTTGACCTGTGTAGTATTGAGGACCACCGCTTTGATACAGGTTTTGAGCCTCAGTCAAGCCATATTTCAGATACGGCTGGATGGTAGGGTCAATTTGTGTTGTGCTTGTGGATGTGACGGTATCAACCATAAAAAGTTCCTTTCTTTAAGGGACTCCGTAGCGGGTCATCCACGAAGTCATTATATACATTTATCCAACAATTACATAGGCATACGTCTTGTCTGCCGTTGAATTTGCAAAGTGGGTTAGGGTGGCTGTTGCCTTGCCAACAGAACTCACATAGACGCAGTAATCACCAGCAGCGTTTGTGCCATTTGACGAAACAAAGTTCATGGTCACAATTGCCGATGGCGTTGCAGGTCTTGTTGGGCTTGTTGCCGTTGGAATCTGTTGAATTGAAACAGCAGTGTTGTCTGTTCGCCACATGATCTCAACATAGTCATTAGCTTGCATTTCGACCCAAAAGTTCATTGCGGCAATCAAATGCCCATCTACCCCACCGTGTGAGTTAGGGATAGAAAAGCGACTATTTGAGTTAGCTATGTTTGTGCCGTTCTTGGTAAACCAAATATCAACATCGTGAATCTGCGTATCAGTATTTACAAACTGAAAACTAAACTGGATGTTATAGATTCCGTAGCTTTTAACGGTCAGGCGTGAATTGCTTGCAACGCTGATTCCGTTAGAAAAGTCTGTTGTGTTGTAAGTTATTGGATAGGCAACAGTCGTGCTTGCAGCCGTTTGATCTGTTGAGTCCTGAAACGCTCCATAAGGAGTTGAATCAGTAAATGCAGCAGCAGAGTAAGGGATAACGATAACTTTTGAATCAGAGCCGATTCTGAAGTCTGTGATCGTTGTTGTAGTCGCTCCACCTGTTGCAAGCGTAACTGTGCCTGTGTTGTTGGTCTTACCCAACATCATCAAGTTTACGACTTCGGCAACCTGTCTAGGATTGCCACCAAACGGTGGGAGAATCCGATACATTAACGATCTCCCATTGGTGTTATATCAACATCAACAGCGACAGCCATGTTCCAGTTATCGCCAGTTGGCTTAACCCGTAGTCTGTGATAACGACCAGAGCCTCTCAGAGAAACCCTGTTATCTGTACTTGCAGCAGTGTCGTTACCAAAGTCAACGCCTTGGCTTAACAAAGAACGAGAAGCAATTGCCACCGTAGCCGAGCCGTTATCTACTTGTGGTCGCGCCAAAGTAACCAGTGACATATTGCCAGTGCTAATGTCGCCTGTTTCAATAACCGCTGCTTTAGGCAGTCCGTTAAACGTCACAACCTTAGTTCCGTCTGTACCACCAAGGAAAAACTTTCCACCAAAGTACAAAGCAGAATCCAAAGGAACGGTCAAAGCGTCAATTGATGAGCTAACAGAATCCAATTGCTTCAATGTCACAGATGCGGTAGAAGCGTCTGAGATGTAATCTGAAGTTGCATCCATGTACGACCATTTTTTCGTAATGATGCTGTAAACAATCATCTTGCGATTGGCGAACTTGTCTTTGTAGTTCCACATCACCAGCTTGCGAACAGGGTCAGCAGCAGATGACATAGTGGACAAATCTAAGTCAGCATCATTAAAAAAGAAGCGATCAACCTTTTCCGCACCGATTGGCACGACTTGTTGACCGTCACACATATAGAAACCGTCATCAGATAAAAAGAACGTGAGTCCTTCATACTGACAAACAGAGCCAGGCGCGATACATCCTTTGCCACGACTGATGTTGTCAAACTGGAAAATGTAAGGCGTACCAACATAAACCATTCGGTGAATTGCCTTTTCCATCAGGATTAGACCGAACTCACCACCTCGGATGCCAGTGATATGCCCACCATCCATAATGTCTTGGTAGTCAGCTTGTGTAATCTGACTTGATGCCCAAGTTGTCTCATCATTGAAACCAGACCATTGAACTCGATACGGCAAGATGTTGCCAGCGTCAATATGAGCGCAAACCACAAAGTCACGCACCACAGTAATGAACTTAGCAACAGGCGCAGTATCAGACAGATTCTTAAACGAGTTACTTGCATCAGCAACGTAAGACTGTAAGCGTTCTGTAAAGTTTGTTCCAATGATGCGGTTGCCAAACTTTGTGAAACGGAAAATGTTTCCTGAAAGAGTGTCGTAACCGTTAACAGTTGACGAGATTCTTACGTTACCTGTTGTCGTTGCCGATGTTGTGGTAACTGTGAAAGTATCTGCGGTTAGCTTTGTAACAGTAAACTGACCGTCTGCTGCCGTGCCGCTTGTGAAGTTCAAGTAAACAGAATCGCCAGTTTTCCAACCATGATCTACCGATGTGACGGTTAGTGTAGTCGTTCCGCTTTGAGCGTAAGTGCCTGCTGTGTACCAAACATCGGTCAACGCGCCAACAGAGTCAATTGAGTAAATCTTGTGGATGCCAGCGGCAAAGAACTTAGAAGTACCTGATTGATCTTTAGCGTAAACAAGAGAAGTTAGGTTTTCAGCAGCTTCAGCCGAAAAATCAGCTTCCAAAGGAAAAGGCGCGTAACCTGTTGACGTTGGATAGCAGTTCTTTGCAACTGTGATGCCACCAACCATGCCAGGTTGATCTGGCAACCATTCTCCTAGTGCGACTCTTTGTGTTGGCATACTATCCCTGTCTTAACCATGTATTTGAACTAGGTGATGCTGTTGTCCAAGTGTTTGAACTTGATGAACCATCATCCCATTCGTTTGTGTTTGCGCTTACTTGTGTCCAAGTGTTTTCGCTTGCAGATGCGTCCGTCCAATCATTTGAAGTATCGGCAACGTCAGACCAATTATCGCCCAGACGATGCCCATTGCAAATAACAACAGCATCGCAGGATATATCGCCAGTGAAGTCAAATATCGCATAAGCACTAGCCTCAACAGTTGCCGTACATTCAACGCTTGCCATGCCATCGGCAGTAATACCGCCCAAGGCTGAAACCGTAGCAGTTCCACTAATTGAAGCGTCAGCTTGACGGACTCTAACCGCCTCAGCAGTTACCGTAGCATCAGACGTTACAGAAGCAACCCCGTCTAGGATTAGCCCACCCATTGCCGTGACTGTTGCTTCACACGAAACAGCAGCAGAAGCAATAGCAATACGTTGTGCAGCGGCAGAAACAGTGGCAGAAGCGTCTATCGAAGCACTACCAATAGCAACCCTAATGCCAGTACAAGAAACGCTTGCAGAGGCTTCTATTGAGGCTGTTCCAATTGCCACACGAATTGCAGCACAGGTAACAGTTGACTCACAAGCAACAGCACCAGCACCAGCAAAGGTTACTGTTGAACCTGACGATACGGTAGCAGTCGCATTGACTGAACCGTAAGCATCCCACAGAGTGACAGATGTTGTATATAACGGACTGTCAAGAGACAGCGTTAAATCATCGAGACTAGCCTTGAGATTATCTAGGCTGTCAATTGTCCACGGTGGGAGCAGGTCAGCCATATCACGCCAATGTAACGCTCAATGAACCAGAAGCGACTCGGAAAACGTCACCAGTAGCGATAGTCTTAGAAGCATCCAAGGCTGTGTGAAACAGCAAGTTACCAGCCGTAGAAGCATCACGGATGCCAACGTGAGTAACAGTGCCCCATGAGCCACCAGCTTGAGGAAACTCAATCGCTGCGCTATTGGTAGACACACCGTTAGAAGGTGCGCCAAACGTGATAGCTTGACGGGCGTAAGAAGTACCAGATACTTCTGTACCTGTGTCTGCGTCTGTTGGGTCGCTTGTGTAGAGAGCCAAATAAGATGTTGCAGGGCTTGTGTAGCTCGTATTACGCAAAGTGGCGTTAATCAGAGCGTTCTCAAGATAGTTTGACATTTCAGCCATGATTTACCTCGTTGCTGTTGACATTGAAAGTGGAACACCTGAATACTGAGATGATTCATCAGATTTAGTCAGGGTAGAGATTGCTCGGTCATACATAGAACCCCATGTATTGATACGAGCGTCATTCATTAGATACGGTTCAGCTTCCAATAAAGAAGCGTACAAAAGCGCATCAGGAGCGTTAGCCAAGAACATATTGCTAGTGTTCGTGTCGCTCAAAAAGTCAGGGGCAGCGTAATACAGCATTTTGGCTGTGTAAGCTGCGTCTGGTACTGGAGCCAATTGAAACTCAGTCGCAAGAATCGTGTAGTCCAACGGCTTACCGCCTTCAGTCACACGAGCATTACGGCTAAAGATTGATGGGCTTGAGTAAGTCAAGGGCTGTACTGGGTTTGTCAATATGATGAAATCACGA